CCGTAAAAGCTTAAAGTATGTGCAACAGCTGTTACCGTTATAGTCTGAGTTGTTAAAGTATCTGATGGAAAAACAAGATTAGTCCTAGCTTCTTCTATTAGCAATCCTTTGCTAGCAAGAGTAACTGGATCATGGTCAAATCGTGGGCCAAACACCCTGCTTGTTGTCGTTGGAATATACTGGCGAGCTACTGATGCTCTCTCAAGCTGAACACCCCAGATCTCAATAGCCTGACTGTTGAGGCTTGATTTGAATCCGACTCGATGGTCAGCAGTTGCTGTATAGGAATAACGAGTCCAGACAGTTGGAAGAGTTGTACTTGCAATTGTAGTGAATGTAGTACCACCATCAATTGTATATGAAATAATACCTGTTCCAGTAACTCTACGCATCCAGAAAGAGAAAGTTCTCAATTCAGATGACCCAACGGCAGCACTTGAAATTACTGTAGAATTAGTAGTTGTTGTAGTAAATCTAATAGCAGTAGACCCTCCAATTGGATCAGCAACACCAGTAGTTCGATTAAAACCTACGTCTGCCCAATTGTTATTTGACCCACCACTAGTAGCAAAACTTTCGCTGAAGTTGATTAAATTCTCAGGCCCATACTGAATCAATCCATCAGACCCAACCATGGTCGCTCCAGATCCTCTGGTGAATACTGGTGATGGGCCTTTGCGGCTTGTAATTTGTGTCTCTGCTGCTGCGAGAGTAGACGGTTTGCTGAATGACTTGTCTGCTGCAAATTGAAGATCAAGAGAAAGCCCATCCAAACCTACTAGATCCTTTGTAAATGAAAACGTAAGGGGATAAGTAAATGATCCCGTTGGTAGTTTGAACAAGGGAAAACCAGCAAATTGCTGAGTGAGCTTTCTGTGACGTGACATTATAGTTCGATTGGTTTAACCACAACAGTAACTGTGAAGCCACTTGTAGCTCCACTGATTACAATCCGAAGAGAACTCGCGGGTGTAACAAACAGCCCACCACCGTTAGTAGTTAGGGTCGTCTCAGCACCGAGGTCAACATAGGTTGAACCAATGAGATGTTGCAGTTTTACAGTAGCACTGTTGAATGTTCCAGCAACCATAAAAGCTGAAGGTTTACCATTGCCAATTGTGTCGATATTAAGCGCACCGCTGGTTAGTTCAGCAAATGTAACGGTACGGTTGTAGTTAAAGGTAGCCATAGATTTTAGTAGTTAACGCTTGCTCCCATGTTGGTTGTTCCAGTGGACACCGTGGGTCTACGGATGATCAACGAGGAGATACCAGCAGTACGTTTCTTAGCCTCAGTAGGCATCGTAGGGGCTTGAACTGTCTCAGCAACTGGAGTTGGAGGAGGGGGAGCTTGGGGAGTTGGGGCTGGAGCAGCCATTTTAGGAGCAAAGCACATATTTTTAATTTAGGATATTTTCGTTTTGTTCTTCATAGGTTTGCTGAAGAAATCTTATGACACTCCGCGCACCGCAGTAGTAGTCAATATCCCTGCAAGTATCGCTTGGCGTGAAGTCTTTTGGTGGAAACCGATCCTCAAGTGCTTCAATGAAACGCGTGGAGATTGATGGGAAATCTTTGAAGTTATTCATAGGAGGTTCCTAATAGTGCGTCAGATGTCTTCAAGTTCGATTGAAAGATCACCATCTGCAATCATATCCATTGTCTCACTAAGGCACATCGCGTTCCAGATGATGGCTCCAAGGTGATCCTCAGTATCGTCGTTGTCCATGAATGCCCACAGATGACGATAGAGGCTATCAACATAGCGACTCAAAGGAATCCCTTTTTTCCAGTTATCACGGTTGTACTTCGCTGCGCCATCCTCAAAGCGTCTTGCGACCTTCATCAAGGCCCGTACAGGAATTGCCGAAGGAATCCCTTTGCCTTTTGATGCGTCTCGTACTGCTCCTGTGTTGAACTCTGAGCGTTCTCCAGAGTCTGGAAGAGGAGCATTAGTTGTAATGTGTGTGAACATACTTGGATCGTAGGTGAATCCTTTAAAATAGGCTGCTGCTGCTTCGGTTAGGTTGGTGTCCATAGGTTTTTGATTGTTTTAGTTTTATGATCTACGTCTTGATGTTGAAGAATGTAAGCAAGACGGGCATTCATTAGCGCATCATCTTCTGTCATTCCAGCTTTTTCATAGGCTTTCAAAACGGTATCCCATGTGTATCCGTCTTTCTCCAGCATCTTCTCAGCGGTCTTTGGGCCTACGCCTTTAATGCCAAAGTAGTTGTCAGTAGAGTCACCCATGATCGTTTGCATGAGGTGGAATCTACGAGCGTGTTCGGGGGTAATCGTTTTAAGTTCTCCCTTAAGGAAGTTGAACCACTGGCAAGGGACAGTCTCAAAGTCTTTATCGGCACTGACAATGATTGAACCTTCTTGATCCATGGAACCCATGATCCCAAGAACATCATCAGCTTCTAGGTTTTCCCAGAAGGCGATCTTGTAGTTATCACATACCCACTCACGGAGATCATTGATCCCCAGTGGTGACCTCTTGCCTTGGCGTTGCGCCTTGTACAGGGGGTACATCGAATGTCGGAAGGTCAGCCTGTCAGAGAACGATACGATGATTTCTGACGCATTAAGTTCCTCTTGGATGTAATCGATCAATCCAACAAATGATTTCTTTAGATCACTGAAGTCGCTATGGACTGTGAAAATATCATCATCCCAACGGATTTCTGTTTCTGCTGAGAAGCATGAGCGGTAAAGAATCATGTCCCCATCAATAAGTGCTTTCATAGTATTTTTGTATTAGTGTGTTTCTGACCAGTTATTTCCTACTTTAAATTCTCCATCTACAGGACACTTGAAATTCAAAAGCGTTCCAGCATTTTTCAATGAACGAATAAACGTGTTACCAAGTTCTTCAGCATCCTCAGGAAGACAAGAGAATTGTACTTCATCGTGAATATTTCCATGAAGTTCATAGGGCTTGCGTGCTTGCTTGCTGAATTCAACAAGAGCCTTCTTCATCAGAACCGCACCAGCAGATTGCAGCAAAAGATTGAGCGCACTGTGAGGTGAACGACATGGAAGGATACGACCATCAAGACCCTTCAAGGTGTTACTTTTTGTAACGTGTTGTTGAACAACCTCATTGAGTTTACCGATAGCTGGAATCCTACGCATGAAGTCAGCCTTGAGCTTCTTACCTTCGCGTGATGATCCACCGACAATGGAACCAATCTTAGCATCTCCAGCACCGTACAGGAACGCATAGATGAACGTCTTAGCTTGATCTCGTGTATCAAGTCCTGCCGCCTTTTGGTTTGCTGTGTGGATGTCTCCTTCAACAATCGTCTTCGCGTATGCTCCCTTGTCCCACTGGTAAAGATAGTGGGCAAGACACCGAAGCTCAAGACCAGCAGCATCAGCACCGACAAGGACTTTCCCCTTTGGGGCTTCAAAGCAAGCACGGCACTCGTGACCGAATGGAGCGCGACCTGCTGGCACTTGGGCCACATTGGGATTACGGTGCGTACAGCGGCCACTCACAGCTCCATTAGTGACAACCTCACCGTGGATGCGTCCCTCAAGTGCCAGTGTTAGCCAAGCTTGTTTCCCCTCAGCAACCTGAGCGAGACGCTTTGCTAGCAGCAGGTATTCACACAGGAGATCTGCTTCGGGTAATCCAACTTCACGTAGCACTGCTTCGTTGATGGCGGGACGCTTCCCTTCAAATGCTGTGGGTTTCCATCCAAGGGCCATCAAGCGTTCAGAGATCTGGTCACGGGAGTTTGGATTGAATAGTACTTCCTTTTTCTTATTATCCATTTTGGTAGATCCCTTTAATAAGGCTGCAACTGCAGATGTGTTATATCCCTCAGCTTTAATAAGAATTCCCAGTTCCTTCTTTGTTGGCGCGCTTAGTGTTCCCTGTATTGTTCCCACAGTCCAACCCATCGATGACTTCATCTCTTCAACTGTTGGGGGGAAGGCTTGCTGCAGTTGGGCTTGAAGTTTACCACGAGATCCCATAAGTAATGCCGTGAGTTCTTCAGCCTTCTTCATGTTGAACGGCCATCCGTTGTTCTCTTGAATAGCCATAAGCTTCGCAAAGGAATGCTCTAAGAATAGCATCTGACGCGATGGGTGATTCTTTGTGAGATGGTAGAACAACTTGCTAGTTACTCGTACATCCTGCTCACAGTAGTCCTGCATCTCTTGTGACCAAGTAGACCAGTTAGTTGTCTCCCCAAAGGTTCCCTTGTATTCACCAATGCGATAACCCCAAGCTTTCAATGAGTTCCTTCCGATAAGATCCTTGGGGAATCCTTCACGGTTGTAGTCATCGTTCTTAGCATCTGGATGGATACACATCGCCATCACCAAGGTATCTAGTACGTTAGGATGGGTAAATCCAAAGAGCTTCTCAAGACATGGCGCATCAAATTTGATTGAGTTGTGACCACAGATGTAATCAGCGGATGCCAACAGATCTAGTCCCTCTTGAATATCCAATGCACTTGAGCTGAATGAGCGCATCTCATCTGTCTCTGGATTCAAGATGGAAAGACAGTGAAGATCCGCTAGACCCTTCTTGGTTTGCCAATGGTCGATGCCGTTTGTTTCAATATCAAAAAATAAAAGTTTCATAAAGTTAGAATGGGTTAGCTTCATCATTGTCATCCGCTGAAGTATTATCTTCAAGGATTGTTTCTTCCATACGTCCTGTGTCCTTATCGTACTGAAGATGGCAGCAGAGTCCTGTGTCACCTGTAAACCGATTCTTTAGAACTCGCAATGCTGTCACATTACGATTCGTCGGATCCTGCTGGTTTCTCTCAAGGCCCAACACAATGTCGGATAACTGGGCGATAGCGGCAGAACCGCGAAGGTGAGCCAGAGACGTTACGGCGCCATCCTCGTGACCCTTGCCTTCTGGTCTCTTGAGGTGACTCACAACGATCATGCCTATATTGCATTCCTCCACAAGTGAGCGGAGCTTGGTCATGGTGTTGTCAATCATTCGACGCTCATCGCCATCTCCAAGTCCTGAGACAACAATGGAAAGGTGATCCAACACAATGTAATCAACATCCAAGGCTTTCGCCATGTAGCGGATGTGCCCAAGGAGGTTATCGGATTCCAAGGAACCCCAGTGGTCATACAGGAAGAACCTCCCAGATCCTACGGTAGCATCGAATGCTTTCTTGAGATTCTCTGTTTCTTTTATCTCTCCCGCAAGATGTAAGAGACAACCAAGTTCCAACCCCACAATCCCACTAGCAGTGCGCTCAATAGATTCTTCAAGGGCAATGTACCCAATACGCTTATCAGTATTGCGGACAAGATTATGAGCAATGACACGACAAATTTGGGATTTACCGATACCACTTCCCGCACAAACGGTGACGATTTCACCTTTACGAATTCCTCTAGTTTTTTCATTAAGTCCTTGAAATGGATATGGAATGCTTTCGGCATTCTTTGGGTTAAGTAGTCGATCATACACTTCACTTCCTTCAACAATGTCGTCGGGTCTCCAGATCTTAGCTTGCCAAAAGGCATTCACTAGCTCCTCTGTTTTACCCTGCATCAACATCTCGTTGGCATCCTTGAGAGGAAGGCGAGCTACCTTGCATTTCCCTACAGGAAGGATCGACGAGACTTGTTCCACGGCTTTGCGGCCAGCAGCATCTTCATCGAACATAAGGATCACCTCGTCAAACTTCTGTAGCCACTCAAGGTTTTTCTTGAAGGCGTTCTTGGCAGCAGCCGCACCAGTAGGGAGGGATACCACGGGCCACTTGTTTCCGAAGACCTGAGACAAACTAAGGGCATCAATCTCTCCCTCAGTTACTACGACCTTGCGGCCACCATTGGGCCACAGGTGTTGACCAAAGAATGTGGAAGGTACGCCGATAGTTGAGAAGCTCTTATCCTCAAAGCGTAGCTTCTGGGCCATCAGGTTTCCCTCAAGGTCTCGATACTCCGCGATGTGGCAAACCTTCTCGTACTGCTTTCCAACCTTGTAGCCAAACTTCTGGCAGGTCTCAGCGTTAATGTGTCTAGCGTCTAGTGGTAGGACTTTCCCAGTAAGGAATCCTCCGTTTGTTGTTGGTGTGTTACTCGTCATTGTGTGTGTATTTTCTTTGTTGGAAAAATCCAGCTCTCCACAGGAGAAGCAATAGACTGATCCATCGTCATTTTCTGAAGCGGCATTTGAACTGCCACAGGAGGAGCAGGGTATGTGTGTTCTTACAAAAGCCATTCTTTTGGTAGTGTTTTTTCTGCCCACTGGAATCCGTATTTCTCACACCATTGGGCATAAGTAGTACGAGACTTGGTGGACAAGCGGTTCTTTGCATTCATAAACAAAAAGCGGATGTCCAACTCTGGGTTGTACTTGCGGACTAGCAGATGCTTTGTCCTATCGCTTGCCATGAATCTTCCCTTTGCCTCAATGATTATCCCGTTGCCGAGAATGAAGTCAGGGGTATAGGTATGTTCCTTCAGATATTTGAGGTGGGTAGTCTCGTATCCGAAGGGAACCCCCTCCCGTTCAAGGGAGAGGGCTATGGTTTTTTCAAAGTTAGAACGGAACCGAATCATTATCGTCGGTGTCGTCCTTGAACGCGCTGTTGAAGCTTTCGCCGTTACTGACGTAGCCTTCTTCTTCTGAGGAAAACCCGAAGTTATCACCTCCAGAACCACCTCCAAATTCACAGAGTTCAATCACCTGTGCAGCCTTGAGTCGCAAGGTGTACCCTGCTCCCACCGTTGGGGAATACCAAGCTGCGGGTTCAACCGCCAACTTAAGAACTGATCCTGAGCCAACGCTAGGGCCATCAGTGATCTTCGCTCCTTTTGAGTCAAACAGCGCGATAGTGAACGTAAGCTCGCCTTTCTTTGTTTGCTTCTTAGCAACTTGCTTTGCATAGATTTGGAAGTCTCCTTCGGGTGTAATGCTAAGAGGGGAACTCAAGGCCATGCGAAGCTTCTTGTTTCCATTCTCTTGGCAGAGACGTTGGTATTCACCAGCGAACCACTTGTCAAGTTGACCTTTGAATCCGTTGTAGTCGCTTTCGCTAACGTGGATCTTTGCGGAGTAGACTCCATCGACATTGAACTTGGTATCAGGTTCGTTGAGTCGTGGATAGATGGCTTTGCCTTTAGGTGTAGTCAGTGTCATTGTAGTAGTATTAGTTTATTTTTATTTTGTTAGCTGAAGAAGTATTCCGACTTCAGTAGGGATGAGACATCAAGGGTTCCTAGTGATGGGACACTGGGTAGCTCAACGCTCGGGTTCAGAGACTGAATTTCGTCTCTAAAATTAGCAAGGAAATTCTCAGAGAAAATGTCCACAAACACCTCGCGCAACACCTTACCCATTACTTCACAGTTGGTTGAGTGTGTTCCGTAGGAGTCGTGGATCATCGCAAAATCGTGGATGTTGTGCTGTTCCTTGCACCGCTTGACGGTTTCGTGGAGTGCCGCAGCATCCAATGAGTGGACGATGTTGGGTGATGCACCATTGCTTTGGCGGCTTACATCCATCGCGTCGATCTCATCGTAGAACTTAAGGTACTTTCCTTCACCATTGAGCCACGTTTTGATCCGCTTGGCTTGGGTCTTCTTGTAATCCTGACGCACCTTGAAGCCACTCGGGGATGTCCACTGAAGGAACGCCTTGTCCCTTGCTGTGATCTTTGCGATGTCTTGGAACCATGCCATGACCTCCTTTGGTTTCGTCAGGACTTGCTCGATGGCATTCCAAACAAGATCCGCAAGGTACTGGATAGCGTGATAGCGTTCGCTTCGGATGAACGGTGTGTTCTTACCATTCTTGGTCAGCTCCATGTACCAGTCTGCAATGTACTGGCGGTTGCTGTAAGCTGTAAGACCGTAGCTGTAACACATCACAGAACGCTTGGTTGCATTGCGGTCGATCCCAAACTTCATCCAGTGGTACGCAAAGGGCTTGTTGAGTTCTGCATCGTTCACTAAGGCCGCCTGTACTTGATCGGCAACAACAGCGTAGATGTCCGCAGGGGAATCCGTGGGTTTCACGTTTGTTGCTTCAGCCCCGAACTCATCACGAGCCAACATAGAAAGGATCTGGAGTCCGTTGTTGGTTGCATCCATCGAACACGGCAGGTGGCTCAGGAAGTTCTTGGAGTCCTTTGAGTGATACGCTGCCCACTCTTTGCACCACGCAAGGAACTGCCACGGGCTGTCCGCTTCGGCCCACTCACGGTTGCTCAAGGGATCCTTGGCGATCTTAATGGCGGTCGCTGTGTACCCCATGGCCCACTGGATTCTTTTGTCGTACGTTACCTTGTCGTAGCCAAATGAGTTTGCCCCGTGGATCGCAAGCCACTTCAGGTCTTCATCGCTTTTGATCTTAACACCACGGTGAAATGTAAGAAGTCCTCGGCAATGGTCTGGCCCTTGGTAGTTCAGGAACGACGGGATTTGATAAACACGACCCCTGAAATCTACGTTGGATGGGAAAAACATCCGCTCGTCTTTCATCTTGTGGGCCAACCACTGGATCTTTCCAATCAACAAACGACGCGACTGGGTTGCATTGTTCTGCTGGGAGATCTCTTTGATTGAGCGATTGAGTTCCTTTTGTTCCTCATCGGGAAGCGATCCCTTTGGTGGCTGAAGGGGTAACGGTGTGTTCTCCTTGTTTGGCAGCCCAATCATCGTGTTGTTTTCCCACGCCCAGTCGAACACCTCCAACACATCGTCGTTGATCTTGTAGGGTGTCTCTTGGATGTAGTTGACAGCATCGTAGACGTTCTGGATGTCGTGCTTTTCACGAAGCCACTTGCGATCTGGAGTCTTGATGAAGGGCAACAAGGGAACCGCTGAGTCCATCACGTCGTACCCACCACACCAGATGCTTGTCCAAGGCTTCGGGCATTCCAACATCGGCAACCAGAAGGGTTCCAAGAGTTCCCGATCAAGATTGTATTCGTTCACCCACTCTAGAGTTTGTTGGCTAGCGACGACAAAGCGTGTTGGTTGCTTACGGCGTGGCTGGATGATCATCTTGTAGTCGATGAGTCCCGTGGTCTTGTGAAGGAGTTGGATCAAGTAAGCACCACAGGTAATGCGGTCACGCTTGGCCCAGTCGTCCCACTCGTCGATCTCCCCAGCACGGATGGATGATTGAAGGGAGCCACGCATGAACTTGCGGACTGCCTGTGGCCCACGAGCGATCATTCGTTTGGCTCCAAGGATTTTCCCTTCTCCCTTTTCCATTCCTTTGACGATGAAGTCAGCCATCAGTTGATCCTCGATGGTTCTTCCGATGCGATAGGACAACGAGGTAAACGTCACGACCTCTGTTAGTCCATCAAGGGCAACCTTAAGTGTAAGATAGGCAACCTTCTCAAGGTTCTTGTTGGACAATTCTGCAAGGTGCTTCTGGAACTTTGCCTTGTTCTGGATCTTCTTGATGGACGTTTGCCAATCGACGATAGCTGTGAACAAAGGCTTGCAGGCTTCTCTCATCAAGCGTTGACCATAGGACGATGTTGCTTCGGCTCCTCGGTTTTTCATTGATGAGACCCTGTTGCGATAACGAGTTACCCCGATGTCTACCATCTCCTGTGTAAGATTCTTTTGTGTTGTGGTGGTGTGCATAATCGTTATTCTTTCTCAACGTAAACCATTTTACCCTTGGTGATCAACTCTGAAATCACTGGGAAGTGCGGCTTGAACTGTTTAAACATAGCCTCAGCTAACAAGCGGTGTTCCTTTTGTGCGTGCTTAGTTCTTCGTTGCCAGAAGTAGGTGATCCAAGATCTCACGCTGCCCTTCATATATGCCTTCGTTGGAGTAGCCAAGGGTAACAACATACGGGCAGACTCGGGAGCAATGCCGCATTTGACCATCATCTCATAGTCGTAGCCAGCATTCCTGACAATCCTCATGGCATCATGAGTCAGCATCTCGTTGACACCATCAGACCCTTGTCGGTTTCCCCCTTCGGCTTTCTGACGCATCTCTAGATCAGTCCAATCAAACTCGTAGATCTCCGCGTATCGCTGGGAGAACTCTTGGAACTTAAAGGAGGAATGCCGAAGGATCTGGGCCATGATAGCACGGCTCGTGGCGATCTCCATCGTGACATCCACCATATCAAACACACTCCAATGACCGTGCTTGATGCAATAGCTGAGCAGCTTATGACCCGTGTCGTGATTGTGCTGGTTCTGTGGGGAACTGACACGAGCTTGGTACACAATGAATTCCTCTGGTGTAAAACTGGTGTCAAGAGGCTGAGTAATTGAAATTAGTTTAGCGTTCATTGGTTTACCAGAGTTGTAGGTTTTTTGCGCAGTTGGCGATGATGAAAGCGCAAGCGGTTGCTTGTAGCAGGTAGTAGCAGAGTTTGATAAAGGTCTTCATCAATTTAGTTTCCATATTCAGCGAGTCCATTTTCTTGTATGGTAGTTAGGAGTTTAGCGTTATTCTTGTGTAGGACTTCACGTTCAGCTGCTACCACATCGATACGTCTGAGCATCTGCTCGTAGTCTTGTTGGTGAGCGTCTGCTCTAGATTTCCAGATGTCGCGCTCTTTGGTTAACTCATGATTCAACTCAACAAGTCTAGCGGATTCACTAACACTATTTCTACGGTCAACTGATGTAGCATCATGTAGTTTTTTTAATAACGTGTATTTTTTTGTAACTTCAGCTAACTGCTTCTGCAATTCAGATAGTTGAACTTGTTGCACAGTGTTTCGTTCGAGTCTAAATGTTAGCTCAGATCGGGCTTCATTGCGCTCGCGTTCTGGCTTGAGGCGGTAGTAGACTGGATTAGAGTTTTTATTTGAGGTGATGTAGTCTGTATCTAGCCATCTTTCCGAATTGAAAACTTGAATCGTCTTCCCGTCAGCTAAAGCCTGCACTAATGGCAGGTAGTCGTGTGCGTTGTCTTTGTTCACGCGTCAATGAGTTCGATTTTAGCGGTGATTTTTGGCACGACTGAGCGCACTACTTCAACGATGAGCAACGGAGCGCACCAGTCGGTTTCAGTGGCGGTCTTCAAGCGAGTGCAAGAGTCCTCCCAGACATCGCGGATGTCATTCAAAGCAAATGCTTCAGCGGCTTTACGAGTAGGGTACGGGCCGGTTGCGTGACAGGTGTTTGTGTGCTGCTCAATAGCATCGGTGTCGATGATCCAGTATTCTTTTTTCATACTTGTTTTATTTTAGTTTCAGTTCTAGTGCATCTACTCGCTCGATAAGAGCATCAAGCATTGCAATTAAGGTTCCAATGTTAAGCTGCATAATTTTTAGATCCATTACCGAAGAAGCATTGAGTAAAGAGCCTCCCTCCGCGAGGTCAAAGTGTTCACTTGGATCGCTAAGAGTGCGTTCTCTTCAAAGAGTTTCTTTGCGTACTCCTGCATCATTACAAACCTCCTCCAATCAGATCTGGTGTAATCCATGATCCTTGTGTACTCAGTCTTCCATGTCGATCTTTCGATCTTTGTCCGCTCTATCTGCTTCATAGTCTTCCCTTGTTTGTGTGTAGTTTTCATCTTCATCATCATTGTTTTGTGAATAGGTTTCTTCCTCGATCTGTAAGTCCATAGCGTGTTCGTCCATCAAAGTTTGTGATTGATATTAATAGATCCTTCTTACGAAGGTTTTGAAATAATGATTTTACCCTTAAGGTATTTATTCCAGTTACTTTAGCCAATCCTTCTGTAGTATAGTAGGCACCATACTGTGCAATGAAAGATAGAATGTACGCTTCTGTAACACCCAATGGTTCATCCATGAGTATCTTGGCGACTCTCTCAAGTTCATTTGGTGTCATCATAAAAAGAATCCAAACTTGGTTAATGGTTCATCGTACATGGTTTCATCTGCAATATCGAAATCTTCATCTCGCCCATCGACTTCCTTTGGTTCCTTTTTACCAAAGATGCTGTCGTAATTACTTCGGAACTCATCACCCTTGAAAGGGCGGTTAGTGTCTCCTTTGCCTGCTCCTTGTTTAATGTTCATCACAGTGTTTCTAAGGCGTTACGAGCCATTGCAAGGTCACTAGGGACAAGCTTGGCGTAGCGAAGTGTCATGTTGATATCCTTGTGGCCCATCCAGTTTTGAACGACCTTGATGTTGATTCCTTTGGACAACAAACGAGTTGCACAGGTGTGACGGCACAGATAAAACACCCACTCATGGTTCAACCCTAATGCCCTACGGACAACCTGCCATTCCTTGCGGATCAACTCTTCATCGAACTTAGCCCAAGGGTAAGCATCAGGCATCTTTGAGACAGCATATACTGCTTTACGAGTCAACGGGATCGACCGCTGGTCTCCATTCTTTGTTTTACGAAGGTCGCAGATCGCCCCAATTCCCTCCATCTCTCGTGTGTCAGACTTGTGAATGCTTCGTGATTCACTTGGTCTCATGCCGGTCTCCAGTGACCACTGAAAGAACGGAAGGAACTCAGGTCTGCATACTTGTTCAATCTTTTCGATCATGCGTGCATCAAAGAACCTTAGGCGAGCATTCGATGAGTGTTTGATCTTCCGAATAACCAGCGTGTTCTTAGTAGTCCCCAGTTCTCTGTGGTGGTTCAATACAACGCTGATGGTGGACAGCTTGGAGTTTATTGTTGCAGGTGAATTACCAATCCCTTTGAGGTGCTGGATGTAGTTCTCAACATCGTTAAGGTTGAGCTTATCAAGAGCCTTGGATGCTCCAAAGAATTTCTCAGCACTCTTGATGCTTCGTGTCTCCACCTCTTCTCGTGCCTTACCAACCCATCGGGTTCTTAAGGTCTTATCAAATGCTTGTGCTACTGTGATCATAGTTATCGGATGTTGATCAAGGTGTTCTCAATGCGGTCTGAAAGACTCTTGAGTGTCTTCTTGGCTCGTGTGGTGTCTCCTTCGGTTACCTCGTCCAATGCGATATCAATCTCGATGCCGATACTGATAAGCTCTCTGATGAGGTCTTTGATGGTGGTGTGTTGTCGGTATTCCAAGGTCTCAATGGATCCTTCGGGAAACAGTAGTGTTTGCTGGTCTATCATGGTGTTAGTGGTGTTCTAAGAGTGTCCCCACAATCGCGGCGACGGGTGAGTAGTAGTTCGCTCCAATCTTCCTTGCAAGACTATTTTTACGCTGGACTTGAAAAACTTTGGGTAACTCGCTCCAATCTCCTAAAAATAAACACGTTAGTGGGTAAAAAATAAAAAGTTCTGCCCAATTTGTGGTCGTTTTTGGTCGTTTTTGGTCGTTTTATGGCTGGCTCTCGGTGGCTCTCGGTGTCCCTAGGCTGGCTCTCGGTGTCCCTAGGCTGGCTCTCGGTGTCCCTAGGTGGCTCTCCGGTGGCTCTCGGTGGCTATCGGTGTCCCTAGGCTGGCTCTCGGTGGCTATCGGTGTCCCTAGGCTGGCTCTCGGTGGCTCTCGGTGTCCCTAGGCTGGCTCTCGGTGGCTCTCGGTGTCCCTAGGCTGGCTCTCGGACACGAAAAACCCGCCCCCAGTGTTAACCAAGGCCGGGTCGCGAATGAATGAAGCGGGAGGGGACTAGGAGCGGCTAAAGGCCTGTATCAAAAACATGATGAAGACCCACCAAAAACCCACGAGGAACAGGAGAAGCCAAAACCACCCCCAAACCATCGAATGACGTTTGCGATTGGATGTCAGCGGAAGGCCTAGGCGTGCCCTTGTGTCGATCCGTAACGGTTGTTTATAGCTCATCGTGTTTCCTCCCATGAATTGAATTGAATTAAATCGTTCGCGCCGCTTGGAAACAAGGAATCCTCTTGTGATTCATCCCAGTCTTTTTTGGCAGCCGCCGCACGTCTCAGAATCCCAACAATGGCATTCTCTCTGTTTTCAGGATCCGTTGAATTCCCAACGCCACAAATCCATGCCTCCCAGTTGCAAAACCCCTCGTTATACCATGAGTGGATTCTGTAACCGTGAATGTTTTCCGTTCGCTCGTTGCTCATCGGGTTGCCTCCCTTTTGATTTTGGAACGTGAGAAAATAACCGCAACGTCTACCAGTTTCCCACAAGGAAGCTCGAAGAGTTGTGACGACGTGAAACAAGTCGACTTGATGCCGCCAAGGCTAACAACGCCCTCCATATCGTATCCAGATTGACGCGGGTTGCTCATGGTTCGCATCGAGTAAAAGTGTTTCCATGTCATGGTTGAATTATCTCCGAACTCCCCGCATTCAACGATGGCCCTAAGGGATCTTGTAACCCCGTAGCAACCCCAAGTTTCCATTTCAAATCGCTTTTCTCCCGCTTCAATATCCGCGTCGGTTAATCCTAGTTCTAGGAGTTGCTCACGGGTTGCCTTTACGCTGCCGCTTGTCGGGTTGTCATAGGATAAAACTGGTTTAGTCTTCATGTTTTCGGTGTTTGTGGGTTATTAGAATGCGGAAACAATGATCCCGCCGTCGAATTCGATGAGGGTTCCATGGTCGCGGATAAATTCGCGGATTTGCTCTTCGATCACATCTTGATCTTGGTCAACGCAATCAAGTTCAGCTTTTGCTTTTTGATCACTGCCGAAATACTCAAGGGCGAAATCCTCAAGGCTAGCGTATTGCGAAAAGTCGCAACGGATCGCCCACGGGCAAAGCTCCATTTCATCCCCCGTGTCCTCTTCGAGTTCCTCGAGGTATTCAACAAGGGCAAAGGCCCCTAGGCGTGACCAGTTGGCGTTTGTGTCATCAAGGAGTAAATGAGCGGCTTGCGTGGTTGTTAATGTGGTTTTCATGGTGTTACTGGTGTGTGTGTGTGGTGTTGGTGGTGATCAAATATCTGGATTGCAGAACAGGAGGCACGCAACGGCCACAAAGGGCAACGAGGCGATAAAAACAATGGCCGCATTAGATCCGCAAAGAGGAGCAGCTAGAAAACCTAGTGAGCCGATGACGGCTGCGGTGCGGGCGGTGAGTTTAAGGGCTGTTATGGTGGTCATACTGGTGTTTCTGTGGTGGTGTTGATGTCCCGTTGATTGGCGACGGGCAAGAGATGCAGGCTGGATTTGATCACGTCAATACCCAAAACGATAAAAAGTTCAGAAAAGTTTCGTGGTGGTTCCCTCTTGGTGGTCTCGTGGTTCCCTCTTGGTCTCCCTACCGGTTCCCTCTTGGTGGTCTCGTGGTTCCCTCTTGGTTCCCTCGTGGTCTCGTGGTTCCCTCTGGTGGTGTTCAACTGAACAGGTCAAAAGACAAAAGGGCGGCATCATCCAAAAACGCCTTAATGAGAACCATTCTCAATAAGATGCCTTCGGCGTCACAACCCTCGAGACCCTCCCAAAACGACCCCTTTCCCCTCACTAAACACTAGGAGAGTCCCGCAGATCCTGCATTTTCTAGGTGTTTCCGGTGCCCCATGATCCGGCATACTCAAAACAGTGATTCGATGGGGTCGACGGGGGTGGATTTTAAACGCACACCATTACGTACCTTAACAGATTTTTTCACCAAATTCTTAAAACACCCTTAGCCCACCCCACGTGTTCAAAAATCAACCAAATGTGAACACATCAGTCTTCCTTTTCAAGAATATCGAGTGACCCATTGATGACCTGTAGGGCTTCTAGGGTATCCAAGTTGGTTGCTGTGTAGAGATCCTCGTGATCATCCACCACAGTAACCACAAAGCCCTTAAAGGTATTCCTAAGGACTGCTATAACGCCTTCTAGGATTCGCTCAGTGCTGTCCTTGGGTTGCTCTGGATTGAAACAACTGTTCAAATATTCCAGTTCAGCTAAATTGATCATCTCTTTTAATTTTCTCTCTACGGAGAACTTTAAGTTATCTTAGAGTATCTTAGAGTATCTTATCGAAAATCTTACCCCCTTACCCCCACTTATGGGTTACTTAGAGTTCCTTTAGGTGTCCTTAAGGGTATTGTTACCAGTTGAGACCACAACCTCAAACCACAACAAACAACTTAAGAAGGAGAAAAAACGAAAGTTTCTTTTCCTATTAGTGCATCAATCAAGGTCATTCTTAGTTAAATCATTAATAATCAACCAAGAAGGTGTGTTTGAACGGAACGCAGTGGAGGAGGGAGGGGGAGGTAACGACCTTTCCCTTCGTAACGAAGAGACCCAAGGCAAGCCTTTGAAGCACCACGGAACGTGGCTAACCAAAGAATGCTCCCTAGGATGCCCTACAACGTCCGTTATGGTTGGTTTAGCTGTCATCTACCATGAACCTCCCCCACAAGCCCTCCTAGACCCCTCTGAGGCCCAAAGAACCACAAGCCAGCTCAATGGCCTCACCGTAGGATCCAGCAAGTGATCGTTGTCCAACCTCATTACCGAAGATGTCCCACTCTCGTTTGTTGCTTCCGAAGAAAGGCTCAAGGATCACTGAGGGCATCGAGGGGAGTCTTACGAACAAAGCCCCACGGTCATCCTTGGTTAGCCCCTTGTTCCCTCGATTCAAGAGGTCTGGGTAGTTTTTCTTGAAGGTTTCCCCAAAGGTGTCTGCGATGATCTTGGATTTCCTTGAGTTGATCCAATAAAGGAACTCGTATCCCTTGGCCAAGGCGTTATCGGCACAGTTGAAGTGAAGTTCTACCGCGAAGTCCACCTTAAGCAACTCAAGTTGAGCCGCAAGCCAAGTCATGGCACCACCGTAACCCGTGCCATCATAGTGAGTGAAGACAACACAGTTGATTCCTCGACGCTCCAAGTCCATCCTTAGGTACTCAGTGACCTTTTGGTTGTACGTCCATTCAGAGGCTCCAGTAAGGCTAGAAGCCCCGCTATCACCTTTTCGGCTGTGTCCTACACAAAGAGCAATCAAAGGCCTCCTAGACCCCTTAGCGGCTCCGTATGGGGGTAGTAGTGACTTGACGATAGTTGTTACACTCATTTTTACATCCATTGGTTTACGTTACGTTGATTATTATTTCGTTTAAAATAGGAATCTGCTAGCTTAGTCAGCTCTTCGTTCAAAAGGTCTTCTTTACGGTCATCGATGCGCCTATTGGCATCTTGGGCCATGTGTTCACTCCAGTAGGCCACGGCGATTGCAAGGGCATCTAGGCGGTCATCATGGGTCAACGCACCGCGATCTCGGGTGATCCGTGACAACTGGTACATCAACTGGTACCGCAATTGGGAATCTGTGGGGTACACGGAACAAGACTCGTAGTCCTTCTTGATGGACTTAGGGTCGAACACAAGGCGGTGTTGGTTCATCACAGGCTCCAAGGTGTCCACTATGCGCTTCTCCTTTTGGGTGCTGTGACGGACTTCGTTGATGGTACACGGGTGGACTTTCTCCAAGTAAGGCTTAAAGATCTCCGTGAACATCCCATCACCGAAGTTGGACTCCACAATGATCTCATTGACGTTGTGTTGGTGAGCCTTAAGTGCCAAGGTCTTCAACACGTCAGCACCGTAGCCCCCTTGGAGACCGCCGAACTCAGCGACGTATAGGTAGCCGTTAAGCATCTTCACAACTGCCCAAGCTGTTTCGTCCTTACCTCGGCCAGATGGGTCAATCGAAAGGACTGAACCTTGGTAGTCGATGTGATCCCCAACAGTCCTGAAGGGTCGATAGAACCTGTCACCTGTGAAACCTACGTTGGGAACAGAAGCGTCCCACATAAGGTCAGGTGCCTGTGCCCACACAAGTTTCTCAGGAGCCTTGTCCCTGTCGATGTCCATCACGATCAAGTCGTTGATCTTAAGGGGATACCTATCCAAGTCGGACAACTTAGGATCAAGCATGAACTGCATGGCAAACCCAGTGCGACCATAGGACACCTCCCGTTCAGCAAGGTCTAGCTCAGAGAATCGAAGGGCTTCACTGGGCATCCCCTCACGAGCGTCATCGACACACAGGGGGCTTACAAAGCTTTTATAGGACTTCTCGTTCTTGGCTTGAGTGACGATCTTGGCAGGCCAAACACACGACTTGTACTCCCGATCTGAGATCAACTTGTTGTAGATCGAGTCTTCACACTGGGGAGTCCCAAGGAAAAGGATCTTGGAGGACTTAAGGGGCTTAAGGATGGCCTCGAACTCTCGCACCTGTTCCCCAAGTTTATCCCTGAGTGACTGTGTTGCTGAGTTGTTTGGTACCTCCACGTCGTCAGCCACAATAATATCCGCACGAGAACCTGTGAGCTGCGAGGTGATCCCTAGGGACTTCACAGAGGGCGCGTGAGACGCTGGTGCTGGCCCAACATCAAAGGAGATCTTGGAGAACCGCTGTTTGTCTGTGGGCTTCAGGTGTTCCAACAGGGGCATCTCGTGGATCAACCTCAAGGTGAACGTAGAGAAGTCATCGGCACGAGTCTTGGACGCAGAGACCACAAGGATGTTCTTAGATGGATCTAGGAGCAACTGGTGGACAACATACGCGGAGCAAATCCAAGACTTTCCAACACCCCGAAACCCCTGAAGAACGTCCCGTTTAGGCCCGTGCTGCATCCTGTCAGCCATTTCATACTGAATGGGTGTTGGATCAGGAAGATTCAGTTGTTTCCAGCACAGGTACAGGAAGTTTCTGAAGTCTCTAAGTTGAGGTGGCACTTGTTGCATAGGTTACTCTCCGACAGCTCGCTCAAGTCCTTCGTCACGGAATGGCAATAGGTTCACCAGTTCACCCAAGGGGCTGCTCTTGGTTACTGTTGCGTAGATTCCGTTGTCCTTAAGCATCTGACGGGCAGCGTTAAGGAGTGCTGGGGATGACTCACCACCTTTGATTTGTTGGATGAACTCGTCGATCAATAGGTCTTGAAGACCCTCCATTTTCAACGCACGGTCGAAACTTACTTCTTCACTTAGGTTCATTATTTTTGTTGGTTCTTAGTTCCTTAAGTATCTTAATGATCATGTAGGCCAACGTAGCGAGACCGACTAGAATTGCAATACCTGTGTTCACCTGTTCAAGAGAGAGGTTTGCTAGAAGTCCTATGATGCCTACAAGTGCTGGAGGGTGGGTGTGATCGTTCATTAGGCGATCTTCCAGATTTTAAGAGCTGCGTAGCGTTCGTTACGACCTGCAAGGGCTACCTGTAATCCTAAACCATCAGTTGCGCGAGCTAATACAGTGTAATGACGGAGTTCAATCACAGTGCTACTTGCTGTCAGTGTAACGACGTTTGTTCCTGAACTTAAAGTCACAGTTCCATCTGATGAGTGAGAAAAAGCATTATTTCCATTTCCAATAATACCAGCAGTTGCAGGAGATACTTGATATATTAACGCAGCGTGACCGTTTGTTTTGTATGCTTGACAAGAATAATCAAAAATATATTTTCCAGCAGGAAGCGTTACTTGGTATGTTCCAGCATTTAAAGATGCCCCAGTAATTCCATTTTCAATAAGCGTATTTAGCGCCCTAATGTTTTGAGTTACAGCCACAGCAGCACCTCCAGCGGTTCCAGAAGCAGCCTCTTCCACAACGTAAAGAAATTGCTTGGAGAATGGCTCGTTAATCGCAGGAAGCGTAAGTGTTTTACCTGAAAGATCCAAGGTAGTCGCAAGCTTTGCAGCAGTCACGTTGGCATCAAGGATCTTTGCGGTAACCACAGCGTTAGTTCCTAGCTTTGTGGCAATAACAGAACTATCTGCTAGCTCTGCGGCTCCTACGGCTCCAGTTGTAATATGCTCGTTAAGCACACAGTCGTCCGCAAGTTTCGTAGCATCAACAGCATCGATAGCTAGTTTATCGGTGGTGATTGCTCCGTTGTTGATGTCCGCAGTAAAAATAATAGAACGATTTGCGGAATCTGAGGCATCTTGAGAAACCTCTTGGGCTGCAAACAACGAGTGCCTATAGGCTGTATTAAGAGCATCCTCGGACAACACAGCACCACTTGTGAACTCAATCAATGGCAACACAGTTGTTGATCGATAGATGCGAATCTTTGAATACGCTGAAGGAGCGGCGGTGAACGTCAGGGTCTTTGTAGATGTATTAACGGTAGCAATGGTGCTTGTAATATCCGTCTTGGTTGTTCCACCAGTACCACTGTAACCGATGACCTTTACATCCGCAGACGTAAGAGCATCAAAGCCGTAAACAAAGGTGGTTCCAGAAAGCCCAGTGTCAGTTTGAAAATATGAAAGTTCGTAAGTAGTAGCCATGTTAATAGTCGTTTTTAATTCTTATTGTTGTTTCTCAAATTTACCTAAGCGATAATCATTTTGCTTTTGCGTTATTTCACCTATCTTTTTGTAAAGCTCAGGAAATTCTCCAAGCATTTCAAATTGAGCTTTGTTGCGATAACGCTTAACAACCTTGTTGATCAAAGTGATTCTAGGTGATGACTTCCCAATTTGATCTTCAATGTTATTCTTTGGAAGAGCCTTATACTCAGAAGATTTCATCATTGAAGACAACGCTTGTCGAACATTTTGACCATCAATAGTCGTTGTTCCAGAGAGTTCAAGGAACCTATCGTAAGCCTGCTTGCCGTTCCCATTAGTGAAACTTCTCATATCCAAGTCATCTAACCCGTGGATTTTCGCAGGAGGAAGAGCAAAGCCGTGAATCAATGATCCTACCTCTTGATCAACAATATCGTTCTTTGCTGTTGAAACGTACACAGGACTAAGCGCACTTAGCAGACCCAATGGGTTTTCTTTGTACACCGTATCACCAAGGAAGGTTCTTTGTGGAGGAAGGATTTCACTGGCAACTGGGAGTCTCTTAAGAACCGAATCAACCATGCTACGGCTTTCCCGTTGGATCACCATGTTCTCCGTATTCTGAAGCTGATTCAGTGTGTTTGGAACGAATCCACCAGCAATATCTTGAAGCAATTTAGGCCCGTAGGTCTCTGGATCACGAGCGCAGTTCATCAAGTTATTCAAACCACGGAGGTAACTTTTATCCGTAAGGTTATAAGTAAGAGTTACAAGTAGACCTGACATAGCATTAGTAACAGCATCCTCACTTTTTGGAGCATTCACCTTATTGAATTCCATAATATCTGCCATGATTCCAAGTGGCGTAGCAATAGGGTCAATGCGGTTATAACTATAATACTTATCGCCAATCTTAAGAGAGTAAGGTTGCCATCCAGTTGCCTTAAGTGAGTCCTTTTCTTCCTTGTTTTGAGGCCCACCTCCGGTAACTGCTCCTTCATTGTTCATCATATACATCATGGCACTCGTAGTGAATACAGATGCAACACTCATACGCCCAACAAGTTCAGCCTTAAATGCAGGAGTACCTGTAGTAAATGCTTCACGGAACTTTGAACTTGTTGCTAGTAGGATAGAATCCTTTGCAAGTCCTAGAGGCGAACGACTAAGGCCGAACTTAAGGATGTTTGTTGGGGTTTTAACAAATGGAAGAACGAACTTTAGAACTGGATGCTTTTCTAGGACGTTCATCACACCTGTTGTAAAGGCATCTCCAGTAGAGTTTGAGAAGGTAGTCTTTTGAGCATAATCAAGAGCAGCATCCGCCAGCGCACTTTTCTGTTTACTGAATGGATTCTTTTCATACTCCTTCGCAATGAATCGATCATACTCAACACCCATATCAGCAGTTAATCCTGCCGCTTTAGCTTTTGCATTATACTCTTGAAACAGACTTTTCTCGTTGTACATCTGTCCACCCTTTGTAACCAAGTCTCCAAGCTTACGCTCAACATAAGCAGTTAATTGAGTACCGTCTTTGATTCCCTTTTGAAGTCCTTCAACATACAGCTCTTTACGAATGAACTGGCGATAGGCAATCTGTTTTGCAATCTCATCCCCACCAGTCATTAAGGTCGAGTGCATTCTCGTAGCTGTGCCTAGCCAATTGATTACCTTTCCAAAGGTTCCCTCTGGATCAAGATCAAATGCCTGAGATGAAATAGCTCCGCCAGCAACTCGTCCTTCACTGAAACTTCCAGCAGCTTTTGGATTCAATACGCTTTCTCCAGTTTTCATGGAAAGAACAGCTGCATCCATAACTTCTCCAAATCCTTGAACAGTTGTGAAGGCACTCATTTGAGCCTTAACGTAATCAAAATCACCAACAAGAGCGTGACCAATAGTCATCTCAGTATTTTTTAACAAATTGGTCATCAAGTTACCGAGGTTATTAACAACCTGTGTAGTTGGACTAAATAGGCTATTGATGAACCACTCGTGGGTAGCATTAAGCATTTTTCCTCCCAAGGTAGCATTCTGAGCAGCCCTAGCCATACTCATGCGTTTCTCAAGGTCATCGACGTTACTAATCAATGCTAGGTGAGCTTTGTACTCATTCATTGATCTAGAGCCGATCATCTTAGCTCCGTTCTTTGCCATATCCTCACGACGAAGAATCTTATCAGCGGTCATCCGCTTGCTACCTTCATCAATAAGGTTCTTCTTGTATTGATTGATCTGATTCTTGATCTCATCAATGTTACGCACGGGCTTTTGAGGAAGAAGATCCTTACGAGCTTTGAGTTCCAACGCCTGACGACGAGCTTCATCTGGGGTAAGCTGAGAAACTCTTTCAAGTTCCTTCATTGCCGTTTCGATCTCAGCGTTTTCCTTGATGACCTTCTTATGATAGGCAATAAGTTCATCAAGTTTAGCGATCTCAGGAGCAACTACTTTTGCTGGTTTAGGAACAATAGGATTACCTGCATTATCGAACCCAGACTCAAACCCAACACCCGTAGTATTAGCCCTACGAAGTTCATCAAGTTGCGCACCTTTCTCTAGCTTTTGGTTTTCAACAGCAGCAACACGTTTTGCTTCAAGCTCTTTGAGTTTTACCGCCGGATCGCTCAGAAGTTGTTTCTTAAGTTCCGCTGTGCGAGCTTTGACTTCTGCAGCGCGACTTGGAGGAAGCTTGATAGTAAGATCATTCTTAGCCTTTTGTTCTAGTTCAATCTCTTTGAGACGCTCTGGCCCCATCTTGCGTACATCTTCAAACTCTTTAAGAGCCTTTGTAAGAGCAATATGCTCATCCTTCATCTTCTTATAAGATGCAATGGTCTCTTCAAGATGCCGTTCTTTTAAGGTCTTTTCACGAACTTTCTTAGATGGAATCCGGTTTCCAGCATCATCTACAGTGACTTTGTAATCAGCACTATTTACATCCGTAAAGGCAAGTTTACGCTCAACAGCAAGGTCTCCTTCAAGTTTTGCAATCTTGTCTTCATAGGACGTTGCGATTTTCTCAGCATCAACTTCTCGTGGAGTAGTTCCTTCTTTTGGAGTGGAAACATCTGGGGCATCTGGATTGATTCCCTCAACATCTTTAACGATTGCTTCAATATCTGGATTCTGCGTATCAATAACCTTTGTACGACCTTTACCTTCATCCAGAACATCTGCTGATACTTTTCCGTTACTAAGTCTTCGATCAGAGAGTAAATTAGAGGCTTGTGTCCCTTTAACAGAATAAACAGCAAGGCAATCTTGGTAGTGAATACCAGCATCGTGCATCTTAGCTTCAGCCTCTAAAGCGGCATCACCAGTTTTACCTATAGCATCCTTTGCCAATGCTAGCCACGCTTCAGCGGCACGTTGTGTTTCTTTCTTAAGCAGAAATTGTTGAACACGACTTGCATCAAATTGTTCTGGATTAGCAGTATCCATCAACTTATTAAAATCATCTGGATCAAGCCCATTTGCAGCATAGTCAGAACGTCCTTTAGCTAGTATTTCTTCTGGAGACTCATAAGGAAGACGCTTGTAATCTAGCAACTCAGACATCTTTGCGAGTCCATCAGCAATCTCTTTAGGACTGTTAGCATTCCGAAGAATATCTGATGAAAGAGTTCCAACTGCTTGTGGCCCACCCTTTAGTTTATCTGGCTCCAATGTGACTGGATCAATCTTAGGAATATCAGCAAGAGGCTCACCTACGGATACCTTGGGTGCCCGTGGTTCAATGATCATTCCAGCACCCACGGGAGTCTCAGTAGCGGGAGCAAAGATTACGGGTTGATTAAGATCTCTAAAGCTTCCTCCATCAGCAGACTGCATCGCATTGTTAGCAACCCGTGCAGCTTCCTCTGGGAGCATTCCAGCATCTACTCCACCTTTGAATTCCTTCATTGCCTTGATGCCCTTAGTGAACAACGGAGCCAATGCTTGTTGACCTCCTTCCATAAAGAGTCCCTCGATGACGTTCTTAAAGCGTCCTTCGACTTCATTGTCATCCTTGTTGGCTTTAAGGTAATCCGTTACAGGATTCTTCAATGCAGGATAAGCTTCGATAAGATTCGATAGGCGTTCGTCTTGCCCATCAAAAGCAATGAAGTCAGTCACTGCTCCTTGAAGGAACTGCTTGCCGATACTAGCCGCCTTCTTAACCCCAACACCCGCTTCAGCTAACATACCAGCAGCCTCAAGCCCCTTAGCACCCTTCTGAAGGAGTCCAAGTCCCTGACCAACCTTACCTAATGCTCCTCCAACTGGAATGAATCCCGTGAGGAACTGGGTAGCACCTTCAACAAATCCACCAACAGTTGATGTAGACTTCCCAAGGAACCTTGTGTCCCAGTTAGGAAGAGCATCACCAGTAACAAAGTCACCAAGGTCGTAGATGCTTTTAGCAAATCCTTCGATACCCCTAAGTGGAGCCATAGCGACATCCTTGGCATCAAAGAAGCTTCCTTCTTCCTGTTGTGAATCGTTAGCAAAGGGAGCATCAGTGAAACCACGAGCAGCCGATTCGGTTACAGCAGATGCAGCTTGTGCCGCGTTATCTTCTAGAATGGATGAAATAAGAGACATGATTTTTACTTGGAGATTTCAATGTTGTGAGCAGAGTACCACTCTTGTTGACCTTTGATCAAGCGGTTATAGTTACCAGCATAGCGATCGTTGGCGATCTTTTCAGCAGCAGCGCGAGCTTCTGGTTGATCAAGGTTACGCATGATAAACGTAGGAAGAATCTGATATGTTGATTCGCTGTTTGGTTGATTGAAAACGTAATCAATAGGATATAAAACCTTTCGATTTGTTACTTGAGTCATTTGACCTGATAAATCAAAAATACCAAAACCAGAAATACTTTCAGGAACTTCTGATTCAATGAATCCTTTTTGAACAGCATCCCAAGGAATTCCAATGGTCTTAAATCCGTTTGTGAGTTCTTGACGAGCTTTGAGCTTATCAGTAGGCAATGCAGTTGCAGCTTTTACAGCAATCTTAGGAGCCTCAGTGTTCCACTTGTTCTTCACAGACTTGTAGACTGGTGTATGATCCACAGGGCTTGTCAAACGCGCCGCAATACGATCATTCTGGTATCTTTCAATGTACTTAGAATCACTCTCAAACAAATTATTTGAAACACGAGGTTTACCGCCTGTATCAAATAGAGTGTCGCTCTTTGCTTCCGCAATACTTTGTTGAAGACTTGCTTTCTTGGCTTCTTCTGGGGTTGCGCCAGCGTCTTCAAATGCTTTTGCTCTGTCACGCATCATCTGCGTTTGAGAGGTAACTTGAGCTTCTTGAACCCGATTAAACACAGGACTCGTCTGCATATCCTTCTTCAATTCGTTCTTAACTGCATCTCCAAAGTCTTGTCGAAAGGCGTTAGCAAGGCGCATATGAAGATCCTTTTGGGCATTCTTGTCAGGAGTTCCTTCAAAACGAATGGTTTTCCCAGCAACCTCATAGTCAAACGATTGTTCATTCTGAATCATGTTTGTTTGGTCTTGGTTCAAACGACTGTATTTAGGAAGTAATCTACCAACTACGTTATCAGCAATCGCGGTAAATGCGGGATTAACCATCTTAGTTCCCTCTGCTGATGTCTTATAGGCTAACTCTTGTAGATCCGGATTAGCGGCAATAAAGCTTTTTGATCCCTGATCGCTAGCAATCGAAGCAATGTCTTTAACTGCTAAAGCACTACCGCCATCCTGTTGAAGTTTTGTAATCTCCTTATCACCGTTACTTGCTCTTGTGAATTCCAACGCAGACATATTTGATGCCAATGTATCAAGTTGATTCAAAGCTTTCTCTTGATCAACAGGAGTAAGACTTTTATCTTTCATGATATTATCTACACGCTTTGTGTAAGCATCGTCATGATTAACTCCAGCAGTTAAATCTTGTCTAAAACCAAGCAACTGTGGGGCAATGATGTTATCAATCTTTTCCTTGGAAGTCCTTTCGTTCTTTGCTGCAAATTGTTCTTCCTCACGGTCTACAAGATCCTGAATACTAGCCAACTCAAGTTTTCCTTGGATAGATCCAAAGATTGGTTGATTAGCCAGTTGAACACCATCAAACGATCCAAGAAGCTTATTGGCTTCCATGAATTTACCACTTGTTGAAAGGGTTTTTACTTGGTCAATAAGCTTTGAACGGGAGATTTTAGAAACCTCAGATGGACTGTATCCAGCCTTAGAAAGATTTTCAGCGTTTAACTGGGTGATGTTATTCACTCCATCCACAAAGTTCTTTTGGATCGTTTCCGAGCTTGCAGCAAATCCAACAATCTTCGCATCATTAAGTGGGTTCTTTCCAGATGGGCTATAGAGGTCAAAGCGGCCAGTCAATGGTTTACCAGCAACTTCAGTAGCAGTTACATCCATCCAACGACCTGTGTGAGTTTTACCATCAGCAGTGTGAAGAGTAACGCTATCACGCATTTTGATGCCTTGGGATTTTAATAGATCAGCAATATCTGAAGATACTCCAAAGTCTTGTTCAGCGATCATCTTAGCAGACGTAGGTTTTCCTGCTTTAATCAAAGCTTCTTCTTCTGGAGATACGTTTGCTCCGATTCCTAACATATCGTTGGCATTTTTATAGGGATCGCTATCATATCCAAAAATACTCACGCGAGCGGCATCGCTGGATACCTTAGTCATTGTTCCGCTGGAGTTTGAAGCAGCAGGACTCAAAGGAGTTCCATGAGCATCATCAACGGGAATTACGTTATTCAATGCTTCGTCCTTATTGAACTTACCTACATTCTCATCGAAGAATGAAGTCTGCTGCTGAACTATCTTAGGAACAACTTCTTCAAGCAACTGGTTGTGAAAGGTAGTTGCATAGGGACTCTTTGAGGTGTACTCACTAAACTTATCCGTAAGCTCCTTTACGCGCCCTTCTGTGTACGTCTTAAAGTCCTCTGTGGTAGTAATTCCCATATCAGCATATTCGTGAATGGGTTTGCTCTTAAGTTTTTCTTGTAAGTCTAAGAGCTGTGGTTGAACAGTTGAGTTGTAGTACCTCTTGTAAGCTGTCTCAACAAACGTCTTCTCCTTACCAAGCTTATCAAGGAAACTCTTGGCATTAGGATCACCACTTTCAACTAGGTTCTTAACTTCAAGTGGACTTAAAGCATTTGCTTGGATCTCCCCTTGTTTCGCTTGGATGTCTACGAATTGATCAAGAACCTGAGAGCCTCCTTTGAGCGCCCGAGCAATCTCAAGTGCCGCATTGGTTTTAGGTGCTTCCTGTACCTGTACGTTGTATTGACCACCACGTTGGATTGTGGGACGAAGGGACATCTGACCCAGATCAAAGTTAACCTGTTCACGCCCACCACTGCCTTTGAGTGCTTTAAGAAGTGCTTCTTGTTGAGTTGCCATAAAAATTACTTAGCTTTTGGTGTTGTGAGTCCTGCCTTTTGACCAGCAGAGTAAAGACTTGTACCTATTTGGATTCCTCCAATAATGTTTCCAACATAATCCGGTTGTGCAATAGGTTGGTTGATTCGGAGAAGATTCCGTTGATAACCAGAACCTGCTGATTGAATTTCCATTGTCCGTGCAGTACCAACCATCTCAGCTTGTTTCTGTTCAGAGAACGCATAGGTTGCCTGTTTGCGAGAGATGTTAGCCACAAGTGCTTCAACACTGAGACCTGAAACACCACCTTCACCAGCAGCAACCACAGCAGACGACTTAGCTTCTTTTCCTTTGATCTCCGCTTCTTGAAGACGTTGAGATTTAGCAACCTGTTCTTGTGCCTGCTGTGAACGTAGTGAAGTAACCTCTTCAAGATACCGCTGACGCTCTTGTTGGGACGCTAGATTCTGTTGTTTCTCTTGAGCATCTCCAGCTTGCTTTTGTCCCATTGTGCTTGAAATAGCACTAATAGCTCCTACTGCAACAGAAATGGAAAGTGGGTCACACATGATTAGTAATAGTAAATTGGATGAAAGGTTGATTATTTTTAAGGGTTATCTCAGGGCTGAACTCAGCTCCACAATAAAGGAGCCATCGGGCAGCATCGGTGTTATCGAGGTGAACAAAGTTTCGTGCAGTGCCTCCTACTTCCTTGAGCATCGCTTGGATCCACTCAGGGCTGTGTCGAACAAAATCTCGTCCAGCTCTAGGAACCAAGAGGTCACTTGCAAGCGCCCAGATGTACGCACCGTTGTCGTAAACACCACAGCCAAACATAGCCAAGGGTGTCCCATCGAACCTATCGCAGATCGTGAAGGTACACAGGTCAAGTGTAAGGCCAATCCTAAGTGCTTCCTCGGGTGAATGACCACCACAGTGACACTCAAGGGCATCCATAGGTCTCATGGACTCAGCGATAGGAGCCACGTCGGAAAACCTAGCAGACCTAATGATGCACTTCTGGTAACTCCTAAGAGTATCTGGAAGCTCTTGTGTGGGCATTTGCTTCAAATTCTGCGGACTGGAAGTTAGCTGAGAATGCACTGTCATTGATGATCTTGATAACGCAATCCTTGGCCTCTGTAAAGATTGAAAACCTAGCCAACCCATCCTTGAAGATCATAGAGCCAGCACGAGTGACATCAATAATGCTAGGGCTGTAGTCCAACAACGTAGTCTCACGGGCCACAGGAGTGACCTCAATGCGGAACGACGCAGCCTTAGAGTAGAACACGGTGCCATTACGAAGGATGAACCTAGTAAGCCCTGAGGGTGTCCCCTGTGGGCCTCCTTGTTGCTTAAACACAGGCTCACTAAAGGTGTACTCCATGTTGTAGCGGATTCCGATAAAACAGATTGATGGACGATTAAGGTACACCGTGTTACCTACGATGTTAGTTATCTTCACGTTGATTCCCTTTTCATCATAGGCTTCAATAACATCAGCATCAGTGACGTGATAGGGAAGCGTGATGGAGTTCGTAGGCCCACTTGTTACCTTAGTAAGTAGATCAAGGTGGTATGAGAAGTTCCCTAAGGTGTCTTGCTCAGTCCTTTGTTCCTCCATGTTGATGTATGCAAGGATTGCCTCGTTAGTCTTATTACCGACGATGTAGAGCTTACTGTTCATAAACTCAAGCCCTTGGATGTCCATTGCAAACGTGAACTTAGACCAACTTGAGATTACCTTTTCATTACCACTCCAGTAGAACTTGTAGACGTAGATCGTATTAGTTTCCCCGTTTTGAGTAAGAATACAGATAAGGTTCTCAGTAGACGACGCAACAATCTTAGTGGTAGTTCCTGACGTGATGTACGAGGGGATCTGAGAAGTGATGTCAGCAGAGTCGTAGGTGGACGAAGAAGCATCCAGTTTGAACTCCCGAATCCCAAGGTAATTACCACGGGTGAACGGGAAGTAAACATACGACCCAAGGCCCATAGGTTCCGCTGAGGTATCCACGCCGTAGTTGGTGATCGCTGTGATTGCAATGTTCTTTGAGGTCAACGTGTCGCCACTCTTAACAACGAACTGACCACGATCAGCAAACAGAATAAGGTTCTCTTGGAACGCCACAGCCGAGGAGAGCTTAGAGATCGTCGTAGAGGCCGCAGAGACATCGATAGGATCTGAGTCCAACAAGGTGCGTACCGTGGTTCTAAAGAAGTTAAAGAACTGCCCAGCTTCACTGAACAACACCGTGTCATCCGTAAGCAACCCAAGGCGATTCTTGAAGAAGAATAGGTTGTTGATGGGTTTCCCAATGAACGACGGAAGTGGATTAGAATCATTGTCACCAACAATTCGATCATTCCAAAGGGACTCTGAAAGTGTGAAAGAGTTCAGCCCAGTATTCAAGAGCTGATACGGCATCGTTGTTTGATCAATCTTATAGGTAATCCCGTAGCCGACGCTTTCAATCCATCCGCCAACACCAAAGACTCCCTTGTCGTTTGTCTGAAACTGAACGTAGTAATCGTCTTCCTTGGAGTCAATAGAACCTCGTACGGATACCGTGAAGTTATTAGGAGCCTGTACAGGAAGATCTGAGATGTCATCAACAGTCTTAAAGACGATCCCTATGGCTGTGTTGGCGATACCGTCTTGGCTTGTAAGATAGAAAGTGTTTCCATCTTTCCTTGTAAGAGTGATAGAGCTTCCGTTGGTAATGTGGTCATAGGAAGTACTGACAGTATTCAGTGCTGTATTTAGCCCTGTAGCGATCACTGAAGTATCAGCGTTTGCACCAGTAGAAGAAGTAAGTGACGTATAAGTAATCTCATTAGAACCCGCAGAAGACTGAGGATAGCTCATTAAAGCTGTACGGCTATTAACCGTAAAGGTTCCTCCATCGACCACTGTGACGCTTGTAATTGTCCCTGTAATATCATTGACGTTTACTGTAAATACAGGAGTTTCACTCATGCTTCCACTTCCATCATTAACAATCGTCAATATTGGGGGAAACTCAGATGAATACCCAGAGCCAACATTAGTTACCGTAACAGCTGAGATCGTATAACGACTAAAGACAGAAGAAACAAAGGTCAACGAAACAGTAGCTCTAGTGGCACTTGAGCCGTTAAAGAGTAGCGTGTATTTCTTTTCGTAGTCTCCTTGTTTGATAAACACCAAAGCCTTTGATTCATCTAACAATGGAGAAAGAGTTGAAAGCATCGCGGTGTTCGCTGTGGTATTCAACAGGAACGTCGTGTCAGCCAGCGACATCGCCTTCATGTACTTACGGGCATAGGTGCTTTTAAGGTACTCAGGTAACTCAAAGCCGCCAGTAGTCCCATTGATCGATGCCTCAGTTCCATCAGAAAGATTAAAGGCACGAGCCACTGAGCTATTCAACACAACAGCGTACCGTTCAGTCTCTGAGCGATTGATGAAATGAACATAGTCCGTAGGATGGATTACACTATCGTAGATGTTGGAGATCACCCGAGTACACGGACGCTTCTTAAGGCCATCACTGACGGAACTAAGAGCGTTTATCTGCTCCTCGCATTGGCCCGTGAAGCGGACTTTAGGAGACTGCTGAGAGACCCCTTGGACAAGATTGGAGACAGAAGTAGTGATGTTTGCCATGTTGATTTAGGAAATATCGTTGTTACGATTGATGCCAATTCTAGAAGCCACATCATAATTATCGAAGATAGTGATGTCAGAGTTGCGACCATCGGTCTCCTCAAGACGCGCCTTGGCCATGATCTCATCACGCATGATAAGACTCTCAAGTTCCCGTGAGCCTACTAGGCGCGACTGAAGAACTCTTCCTGCTTTGATGGCGATGTACCGCCTTGCTTGTTCTGGAAGCTCTTCCCAGTCCAAAAGGAAAGTCATGTTCACCGTGAGCGTATCTACGGAGAACGTATTGGTGTTATTCTTGCGATCCCAGATATTCAGACCTCGTTGAACAATATCCACACCACGGTCAACTGCGTCAACTTGGAGGGTATTAGAAGGCACTTGGAAAGTCCCAGTGGGGATTCCTTGTGAAAGTTTGAAGTCTTCTACGGTGTTAAATTGCCAGCCGTCGGATTGAACTTCACGACTAACTTCATCAAGAATGTTCTTAGCCAACGCAGCGGAATGAGGAAGTGCTGTAGCGGAGGCAATGCTGTTCACTGGGGATTCCCCAATGTATCCAAGCATCGTATTAACTGCTTCGAGTTTTGATGTAAGTGTAGCCATTGTGTAAAATAAAATAAAAAGAAGCCCCCTTTAGAACTTTTACGAACTAAAGGGGGCCAAGTGGTTTTATCGATTAGCCAATCGTGACAGCGCACTGCGGACGAAGGACACCATGGCCCATCGCGTACTTAGCAACAAACAGAGTGCCTTGACGCTCGATTTGGTACTCAGATTCAGTGGCAAGATCAAGGAGCTTCACAGTACCAATGGCACTTGGGTGAGCAACGATCATCTCAATAGCCGACACATCGGTAGCATTGTAGCCGATACCATTAGCACCGAACACATCGTTCTTCGACAGCGCATCGTTAGCATCCGCAGAACCAGAAGCAACAGTAACAGCATTCAAGTGATTCGACTTGAAGATACGGATACCAGCGATGGTTGGGATTTGACCAGTAGCGACATTACCAGAACCACCATAAAGGTTATTCATAACGGTATCATCGGAACCGAGGAGCGTGTAGTAGTCGCGAGGCTTAAGGATAGCAAAACGCTCGTCCTCAGGGACATCCTTTTCATCCAAGCTTTGAGCAGCCGCCATGATTGCATCAACAATTTCAGCAGCAGTTGGAGTAGCACTGAGTTTGCCAGTGAGGTTAGTACCGCCGTAACCACCAATAGCCGAAGTATCTTGAGCGGCAGCAACAAGGGTCTTCATTGTTGCAATATCGAAACGCTTCGCAAGAGCCTTACCGAGTTCCTTAGCGTAAATGCTACGGACATCGTAGTGATTCTTGAGTTCGTCGATGTTGGCGATAAAGGTCGAAGCGACCAACAGATCATCGATAGTGATGATACGTTCAGCATGTTTGATATTGCTAAGATAACCAGCACCTGCATCAGCGATGTTTTCGCCAGCGGTGTGATATTTAGCAGTTGCGATTCCAGTCAGTGGGAACTGAGCAGACTTACCGCTTTGAATCGTCCGCACCATGTGCAGATCTTTCATCACGTTCATTTCTTCAAAGGTCGTCAGGATTTCTCCAGAGAATACTTTAAGGAACAGAGCATCCGTGTCGCCAGTATTATTGACTTGACCGAGACGGGAGGGGGAAGTAGCACCATTAGCCATATAATTATTTTAGTTTAGTTTTAGTTTTAGTTTAACAAGCGATGTCCGTGTTTTTTATGTTCGACTATCCTTTCTTGCTAAAGTGAACAATCGGTTGTCCAGCGTACTGGGCCTAGTTCTTACTTTCAAGTAGTGTGATTGTCGTCCTTTTATTATTTGGGACGATTTCTCTTTAACTCATTAGTGAGCTAAAGGGGAAAAGGGAAGAACCATAGCGTTACCTGTGCAGGGCAAGAGGCTATGGCCAAAGGGGGGGGGGGGGGGGGGGGGGGGGGGGGGGGGGGGGGGGGGGGGGGGGGGGGGAAGGGATACCTCCCGAATTACGCATCGTTGAGAGGCGCGGGAGATTTGCTGAGAGTAGGTGTGATAGTGAGGGACTTGATACCCACATTTCCGTAGACAACTACGGGTTCTTTCTTGAACTAACTACCACAAAAATTGACGGCCCGTTAACTGGTTCTGATGTGGATTCATCTCCATCTAATCCTTGATGCTTTGCAGACACGGGCCAAGATCCACAAGCGGGGGATTAAAAAATCATTTACTGACAAGACTCACAGACTTCTCCATCACATCCACCAGTACGAACTGGGAGCGGCTCGTTGAAATCATCATCGTCTTCTTCAGCAAGGGTAATTGGTTCAGTAATCATAAATTGGTTTCTAGGTCGTTAACGTAATGAAGGAGATCACCCACGATAACTTTTTGTTCCTTTGTGAACTGCTCTTGTTTCAAGCGTTCAAGGAAACTAGGGATCTTACTTTGTATGATCGTCGGAATGCATCCAGTCATCGATAGACTTAGCATGATCATTGTAAGAGCGGCGAAGAAGTTCTTCTTCATACTGATGATAGAGATGGAAAAGCAAGTCCCCTAGCTTAGGGAAAACACACAATACCTTTACTAGGAGACTTGCTAACACCATAACACAAACAAACAGAGATTATTTATCTTTCGCCTTACCGACATTCAATGCCAGAAGATCAAGAATCTTATAGCCCCACTTAACAAACCCGTCGTCCGTAGGAGTAGGAGTAAGAGCAGCAATAAGAGAGGCCGTGGTCACAACAGCGGTGAGAACCTGAATGAGATCTGAAGCGTTGTCTAGAAAATATTTAATAATTTGCATAATTTTTACAGGCGTGAGATTCCTACTCGTTTTTCAACTTGAGCGCGATAAGCTGGATCTTTGGCGTACCTAGGATCTTTCATTGCGTCAACCATCTGAGCATTGGAGTTAAATGGAGTGATACCAGCACCCGCAACTTGGCCTTGCATAAGTTTCACGGGAGAACCACCGTCTGACAAGAAGCGAGCATAGAGACCCTTGATTGCCATCTTAGCTGTGTCAGCATCGTTGGATTCAACCACACGGTTAAAGGTAGCAAGCTCGGAGTCCGTAAGGGAACCAGAAGCCCACTCAGTCATCGCTGCATAGTTATCCTTACCGCCAACCTCATTCATAATGGCATTGGTGTTAGCCTCTTGAGAAGCCTTGTAGCCATCAACGTAGGTCTTAACAAGCTCACGGGAAATACCGTTCTTTTCAAGGGCAGCATAGGATGCCTCTGTGAGATCTCCGCGTTCAGCATACTCAGCACTTGCCGAATTCAACGCATCACCAACACGAGTTTGGACAGCAGATGTATCTAGCTTTACTTGTGACTTTTCTTCTTCACGGTTCTTATTGTGAAATTCCTTTTCCAGATTGGCATACGCCTTAGCGAGTTCCGCTGGAGATTCAAACTTCTCGGGCAACCACTCAGGACGATCATCACTTGGAGTATCCTCATTGGTTGCTTGTTCTTCTTGAGCTTGTGGTTGTTCCCCTCGTGCTTGATCCATCAAAGCGGATTGTTGCTCAAGGGTCATTTGCTCGCGAGCCGTAGGTTCGTTAATCGAGATCGAGTGTAATTCAGCCATAATAATTGTTATTGTTGTTCCTGTTGGGCAGCATCGAGTTGCTGTTGCTCTGGACTATTAGCTTGTTTATACTGGTCACTCAAGGCTTTAATTCCAGAAGGCCCAAGTTTCTCACTCATTTGAGATGCCATCTGTTGTTGAGCTTCTTGTGCTAATTGTTCCTGTGTCTTAATAAGCCCCATTGTCTTGATACCTAGAGCAGTAGCGCGACGCTTGAAGTACTCTTGTACGTTAACAAACTGAGCCACTGCTTGTGGGCCTACGACCTGAGCAGCACCTGCAAGGAACTGGTCAAGCTTGTTAAGATCATTGCCACGACCAAGGGCTTCAACACCCGTGACAATCACAGGCTGCACAAGGTTCTTAGGAAGCTTAGGAAGTTTCTTAGACTTCGACATGACGTACATCAACCGTTCAATCAATGGAAGCTGAAGCTCGTTTGAAAGAAGCGAATAGAGTCCACCAAGGGAGCTTTCAAGTTCCTGAGACAACATACGGATCTCCTCAGCGGTAACACGTTCAGCACTGCGGACAACACCAGAGGTAAGCAAGAAAGCAGCACCAAGTCGATCTCTGATGCCATCCATTGTCATCTGGGCGACCTTGAAGTCGTTGAACTTATTGACTTGTAGAGTCGTTACATCCGCAGCATTACCTTGGACGATTGCACCATTAGGGCTATCAGCAAGTGTACGGGCGCGAGTAGTGCCATTAGGAGATACAAGGAAAAGAACTTTGGCAGCAGCAGCCGATCCTTCAACGATTGCTCGTGTAAGAGCTTCTAGGGACTGAACGTCACCAAGGTATTCTTCAACATACCCACGACCATAGGACTCTCCATCGATGCGGGAGAACCTGAGGGGAATATAAGGACAACGATCAATAGGAAGTTCCCCACCAGTTTTAGGAAGAACAACACCATTGATATCCTGAGTGATCTTCCACATATTGTCATCACGACGAATACTGGTATAGAGATTAACATCTCCTTCCATTGCCTCATTCTCGGAAGCACCATGGGTCTCAAGAAGCTCGTGGATCTCAGGATCAAGAGCCTTACGAGAAATGGTTTCCTTTGTTGCAATAGTCAGTACGTTACCCATTGGATCACGTTCAATGACAAATCGATTAAGATTGAACACACGGAGTCCACCTTCATCTGGCATATACAGGAGAGCGTTTCCGGCGATGATGAGATGCTTCAATGCCTCATGGAGTGCTACTCGGTACGCTTCTTTAGCGATCTCACTCATCACCAGATCTTCAACACGCTGAAGAGAATTCTCGATCTCACTAAGGACTTCCTCAGGAGTTCCATTTTTAGCAAGTTCAGCAGTGTCTGCTTGTAGACGAAAGAACGGAGCGTTGGGTGGTAGGAGTGCTAACAGTAATTTACTGGCGAGGTTATTTACTCCTCTAGCACCAACGCTCTGAAAGGGGGTATCAAGGCGACTATGTGGCCCAAAGGATTCCTCTGGTAGCACATAGGGCAATGTAAGTTTCGACGAAGTACGACCTCGATCCAAATAGGAATATCGAAGTCCTTCAAGTCGTGAATAAGTTTGTTGAGCTGTCATCATTTAGTTTTCACTTTTACTTTGCCAGAGTGTAACTCTTTGAGAAGCTTTTTCTTTTGCGGGATTGAAAGGGGAGTTCCTTTGGAAAGAAGATAACCAACTTGAGCTTTACTCTTAACAGTTGTTTTAGCTTTAGCAGCCATCTTTTTTACTTCCCTTCTTTTTATCTTTGCAACCTTTGCATGATACTTTTCCGCAGTTTTTGCATTTCACTTTCGCGTCAATTGTAAGTTTCATAATAATGGTTATGCCCAAAAGACACTTGGAACGTCTGGGTTAAATTCTGGTCTTGGGATAGTAATCTCAGTTCCATCTGCCTCATCAGT